GGGCACGATTGCCCCACCAAAGAAGTGGACACCTAAGCGTCGACTTCCTGAGCTGTTATTTTACATGATAGCTCAGTCTCACCTTGCGGCGAAGGTTAAGCTTACCTTTTGGAGAACCCAAAAGAAAGCTTAAGTATCTCGCGTTGTTGAACTTTAAGGACTCGGTGTGGTACTCTTGATTAGAGAGTTCCACATGATCTACCCGGTCTTGAATCGGGGTGCAAAGCACCTCTTTCCATTTCCAGTTATAGATCGCCTTGTCCCAACGCGACTCTCTACATGCCATGAATGTATCCATCTCAACAGAGAAGGCCCCATTGTCAATAACAGCCGACGCGAAATCATCTGCGTCATACTGTTTGACTTTGGGTTGTGCAAACCTAGGTCTGCACATCCTCTGTCTAAATGGTACCCATTCTCGGATTGTCTCCCTTAGGTTTCGAAAGAAACCTTCGGTCAGCGCTCCGCGGTATGTAGCGTTATGGAATATCATTAGACGAAGATCGTCTGAAAGGTGATAATCCAGATACACAGGCCTTACATCCTGTCCCTTGTACCAATCTGCTCCACATGATTCCCGAAACGGTCCAGTGTTAAAGGACTTATCGGGGTTGACCACGAATCCGCAGTAGCCTAAGAGGCGACTGAGGTTTCCATAACACTCGGTGGGGACGACAATGTCGTCACCGTAAACGTTATGTGTCTTATCGGCACCGCTCGAGAAATGAATACTCGCGCGGACTGCAGCCGTAAAGACTAAGGTCTCAAGAGGAAAACAGAAGCCATTACCCATTGAAGCGAATTTCTCGTAGCGGCAAACATCACCGTTAATTGAGTAGCTCGCGGAACGGGACCGGTTCAATAAATCGAACCAATCCCAGGGTAGTAAGTATTTGATTAACTCAATACTTACGGTATCACTCGCACTGCTTAGATCTACGGTGGCAAGACTGCCATCAATAGATCCCTCTCTTGCCAGGTTTTGATTCCTGGTTTGATCGGAAAGGTCGTAGCCCCACGTACGGAGTTTCCTCCGCATAATGGTGTCTATTCCCTTTTGTAGAAACGAGTTCAACAATGGTTCAACTGCGACGGACCTATGGGTCTTAGCAGTCTTGGGTACAAAACTCACGCTGTTGAAGGGCTTCTCTATGCATTTACCACGCAAGTGTGTGGTTGCTACGTTGTAATCAAAACAAACGTAACCACCCCGACTCTCCATTGCGGAGAGTAAGATCTGATCGTTAGATCGAATCGCTTGCAATGCATAGTCTCTGGCGCTAGACGTCACGGTCCAACTTTCCGCATACAGCTTGCGGTATAGGTTGGTAGCATTTCCGTGGACGCCAATTGCGGCACCAGAACTGAACCCGCACTCGCTGTAGATCTTCTTAAGGTTAGGGCTTTCGCCAAGAACCTGGAGGATCCACGTTCTCATATATTCCAATTGAGGTCTATATGAGGTCCGGCGGCACCTAAGCGTTCGAAAACGCTTATTAGTCACTTCGCATCGCTTTTCAGCTTTGTTGAAAGTGGCTATCGCGGCATCTTCCGGGGATTGGTCTAAACCAATCTCCTTCCAATGCCAAGGGTACTTCTTGACAAGTGCGGATATCTGATTCGCAGAAAAATACTCTTCTGCATGGTCATATACATCTGTAGTGACCGAATCAGCCCAACTATAAAGGGTTGCCCACTTCGACTCTCGTACTAACGAGTAGAGGTAGGGTCCCCAAGAATAGTTGGAGCAGTTGCTCTTCAGTGTCTCTAACAGTACCTTTCGGTACCGCTTGAGGGTCACGTTCCTTTTTACAAGGTTTATCGTGACTTTGGGCTTTACTACTTTGCGTTTCTTGGATTTCATTATGATCTCCTTGGTTAACGAGTAGCCAACATGACCCCAGAAATGGGGCCAAACTGGCAACGATGACAACTGTCAAGGCTTTTCTGGACAGTCTGGTAATGGGTACGAATTGGCGCATGTTAATACGTCAAATCGTGATTCCAAAACAGACTAGCACAGTCGGCCGAGATAGCAAAGTCACCGATATCGTCACGCAAAGCGTCAGCATCGGCTTCCGCCATGCCAACAGGAAGTGAACAGGTGATCGTCACGATAGCTTCGGCAGTACTGCTGTCAGCAAGCGTAACGGTCTTAGTCCTTTTCACTTCAGCCCGAGCGACTCCAGCAAATGTTGCAGTGGGCTTCGGAACAGTACGACCCAGCGTCAGATGATCTTTGACACTGAAAGTATTGTCCGGGCCAACGTACAGCATCTTGTTGGAGTTTAACGAGACGTCCTGGCCGTATGCCAGGGTATTGAGTGTAATACTCATTGAAGTTACCTCTTTTGTCTAACGCGCACAGGATTGTGCATGATGTTAAACGGTTATCGGTATCCTAGCGAGGAGCGGATTAAAGCAAATCCGTCCGCCAAATGTAACCAGTCCTTAGGAGCTTCGAAATGAATGCTCTTAAGCTTGGATGACAATTGCGCTTGGACACCTGGTGTACGCGTCTTCTCAGTAGTGACGCGTGAAACATAGCCACCGGGTGAAGTCACATTATCTTGACAGCTGATCGAATTCCAATCATAAGTAAGATCGGCTCTTTCAGTTTTAACTGTCTCGATTGTGGTCCACTCGGCTAGCCGGCGAACGTCTGCCTTCGGAGTTACAGCTCGTATATACGACTCTACATTAACAAACCAGTCAACAACAAAGGAGAAAGGTATTATCTCCCATATTGCGGCTGGAATTTGTGGTAGAGAAGTACCATACAGGTCGTTTTTGGTGAACTCGTGGTCATATAAAATGCCCGCGCGAACATCCGCAACGATATCTCCTGTAAATGAGACATGTTTGTCCCATACGAGATGGCTCTGATCCCATGTGCTAGAATCTTCGTGCCTCGATGTTGTGGCACTAGATCTAGCGGTCACGCGATTAGACATACGTGGAGCAAGTGACGCATTCAAAGCTCCTTGAATCGCATACGTTATTGGCATAAGCCCGTAACGATAGCGTAACCACTCATTCGAAAGGTACTGGCCTAAGTCTACTGCGGTCGAACGTTTGTAACGCTTCGATCTACGCACTTTCTTCAGGTATTCCCTAAACGAACTAAGTGGGTTGGCGATCAGTTTGAACGTTTTCTTCCACTCCAACATATCTACTAGACCCTCCATCTCAGCCGGTACAACATTGGCTAGACATTGGGTTTGTACATTTGCGGAGAGTTGATTAAGCTCAGACCTGAACGCTTCCGTATTCAAGGACAGGTAGTCATCCAGATGTGTCTGCGCGGAACTAAATCCGTACAGATTCTGCATTGACTTCCTCTTTTGGGTCGTCCCGCTACAGGAGCAGCTACTTTTGCGCTTATACTCAGATACAGCCACACTATGCCCATGTTCCACCTTAATCGAGTGGAATGGGTTGTTTATTATCTCTCCTTTCGCAATTCGCGATCGGAAATTAGGGGTTACGACATCTGTCGTAGTTTGAATTTCCCCGGATAGTAAACCGTATGAGAGAGGGTTTGAAACATCACCAGGATCGTCTTCTATCACGGTACCGTTACATTGAGTAACGACTCGCGGTATAGGCGGCCTGGTTGTCTCATCCCTCGTTCTGATTCTGAAATTATTAGCCATGTGTAGATACTCCTGCGCTGCGGTGAGATCTTGCTTAGGGGTAGACATGCCGTTGTAGAGGATGTTCAGTCCTCGTTAATCAACACCATGCCTACCGTCCTCTGGTTAAATCCATCGGCGTAATTGCCAATGGTACAGAGGCCAGAAACCCTTCGCTTCACTCCAATCTTCGTTCTAGTGAGTCTCAAACCCTATCATCGGCCATTCCTCGTCCAGGATAAAATCCGGGAAGTTGAAACAGGCGATAATAGCATCTATCTGGGCTTCATTAAGCCCACATGGAACACAAACTTTAACTAGGGTACCCTTTAAGGTACTACCCAGTAAAATATGTTTGTGAGGTTTGGAAGAACAACTGCTTTTGATCGCAGGTGTTACTTCAACAGTAATGTCGATAGCCACAATGTTATTCTGTGGTTTAGGCATAGTGTTTACTCCTTAGGTCGTGTTGGATTGTGAGTGAAGG